AACCCCGGCCTGGGCGTCTCCATCAACCCCGAGAAGCTGCTGGCTGACCAAGCCGAAGCCGTGCGCGATCCGCGCAAGCAGGCCGTCTTCAAGACCAAGCACCTGAACGTGTGGGTCAACGCTGCCAGCCCGTGGCTGAACCTCGAGCAGCTTGCCAAGGGCGGCTCTGGCGGCCTGCAGCGCGAAGACTTCAAGGGCGAAACCTGCTGGGTAGGTCTTGACCTTGCCAGCAAGCAAGACATCGCCAGCGCCGCGTGGCTCTTCCGGCGTGAACAAGCCGGCGAATGGCACTACTACCTCTTCAGCCGCCACTGGCTGCCCGCCGCCGCCGTCCAGAAGCCCGAGAACCAGCACTACCAAGCCTGGGTGACGGCCGGCCACCTGGTGCAGACCCCCGGCAACATGATCAACCTGCGGCAGATTCAAGAGGAGGTCGAAGCCTCCGCCGAGCAGCACGTCATCGCCGAGATCCCGATGGACGCCTGGGGCTCGCGCGAGATCGCGCCCGCGCTGCAAGACGCCGGCTTTGCCGTGGTCGACGTGCCCATGACCACCCGCAACCTCAGCGAGCCGATGAAGCTCATCGCCGCGCTCATCGATGCCGGCCGCTTCCACCACGACGGCAACCCCGCCACTCTGTGGATGTTCAGCAACGTCGAAGTGTTCGAGGACCGCAACGGCAACATCTTCCCGCGCAAAGGCAGCGCCGAAAAGAAGATCGACGCGGCCGTGGCCACGGTGCTGGCCATGGGCCGGGCGATGCTGGGCGCTGAGAGCGGCGACAGCTACCTCACCTCTGGCAACCTGGTAATCGCCTGATGGCCCTCCGCGACATCCTCCGCTACGTCTGGCTGGGCCGGCAGGCCGCTGGTGCGCCTGGTGGCATGCACAGCCGCGACCTCACCCTGGCCAATGCCGGCGTGCTGATCGACGTGAATGGCGAGCTCGGCACCCGTGCCGGCGTCACCGTCACCATCGACCGCGCCATGCAGCTGTCGGCGGTGTCGGCCTGCGTGCGCCTGCTGTCGGAGAGCATCGCGTCGTTGCCGCTCAACGTGTACCGGCGGCTCGATGGTGGCCGCCGCCAGCGCGTGAGCGACTTGCCCGAGGCCCGGCTCCTGCACGACGAGCCCAACCCGCTGATGACCAGCTTCACCTGGCGCGAAACCTCGTCCGCCCATCTGCTGCTGTGGGGCAACGCCTACAGCGTCATCCTGCGCGGTGAAGGCGCCGAGCCCGTGGCCCTGCTGCCCATCATGCCGCAGTACGTGCACGTTCTCAAACAAGCCAACGGCGAGCTGGCGTACCACGTCAACGGCTACGGCTTCAAGCGCCTCATCAACCAGGCCGACATGCTGCACGTGCCCGGCCTGTCGTACGACGGTCTGATCGGCATGTCGCCCATCAAGTACGCCGCGCAAAGCATCGGCCTGGCGCTGGCGGCCGAGTCTTACGGCGCCGGCTTCTTCGGCAACAGCGCCCGCCCCAGCGGCTTCATCAGCACGGCCGCCAAGCTGAGCGCCGACCAGGCGCTTGCCCTGGGCCGGGCCTGGACTGCCAACTACGGCGGCGATAAGTCTCAAGGCACCGCCGTGCTCGACAACGGCGCCAAGTTCGAGCGCGTGACGATGCCGCCCGAAGAGGCCCAGTTCATCGAAACGCGCAAGTTCCAGTTGGCCGACATTGCCCGCTGGTACCGCGTGCCGCCGCACATGATCGGCGACCTCGAGCGCGCAACCTTCTCGAACATCGAGCACCAGGGCCTGCAGTTCGTCACGCACACCCTGCGGCCCTGGCTGGTGCGCATTGAGCAGGAGATCACCCGCAAGCTCTTCCCCGCCCGCAGCGACGGCAGGCCGAGCGAGCTGTACGTCGAGTTCAACGTCGACGGCCTGCTGCGCGGCGACCTCAAGAGCCGTTATGACGCCTACGCCGTGGGCCGCCAGTGGGGCTGGCTGTCCACCAACGACATCCGCAGCCGCGAGAACCTCGAGCCCGTGCCCGATGGCGACACCGACTACCTGCAGCCCCTGAACATGGTGCCGCGCGGGCAAGACCCGCAGGGCACGGAGACCACCCCATGAGCAAAGACATTGAGCGCCGCATCCTCTGCAAAGAGGTGCGGGTTGAAAGCGGCGAGGGCGACAAGCCCGTCATCCGCGGCTACGCGGCCCTGTTCAACCAACTGTCCGAAGACCTCGGCGGCTTCCGCGAACAGCTCGCCACCGGCGCCTTCAGCGAGGCCATGGCCAACAGCGACGTGCGCGCGCTCATCAACCACGACGCCAACCTCGTGCTGGGCCGCAACCGCGCCGGCACGCTGGCCATGCGCGAAGACGCTGCCGGCCTCTACGTCGAGATCACCCCGCCCGACACCCAGGCCGCCCGCGATCTTGTCGAAGTCATGCGCCGTGGCGACGTCAACCAAATGAGCTTCGCCTTCACCGTGGCCAAAGAAGACCAGAGCTGGACGCGCGAAGGCACCGGCCCCTGGCTGCGCACCATCAAGCGCGTGTCTCGCCTGTTCGACGTGAGCGTCGTCACCTACCCCGCCTACCCGCAGACCAGCGCCGCCGTGCGTGCGCTGCAAGAGGTGAACGACACCGCCGCACAGCTGGCCGCGGCGCAGCACGAAGAAGCCCGCCAGCGCGTGGCGCGAGCCCGAGAAATCGATCTTCTGGAGGTGCGCGCCTAAGCCACCTCCGCACCCTTCAACAGGGCCGCCCCGGGCAACCGGTGGCGGCCCTTTGCATTGGCCGCCCCGCGCATTTGCCGACCACGCGGGCGGTTGTGGCGCAAGCCCCGATTGCCCTGGTCGGCGATGTCACCCCCGAAAGGAAACCCATCATGTCCAAGCGCCTGAACGAACTCCGTCAGGAATACAACACCGCCGTCAAGCTGATGCGCGACCTGCACAACGCGGCCGAGGCCGAAAAGCGCGGCTTCAACGCCGACGAGCAGGCCAAGTACGACGAAGCCCGCAAGGGCCTCGACGCGCTGCGCGCCCGCATGGAGCGCGAGGAAGACCTCGCCGCCGCCCAGCTGCGCAGCGCGCAGAGCCTGCCCGGCGTGGAGGGCACCGCCGACGATCCCGACGCGCAGCGTGCCGCCCAGCGCGGCGGCAAGGGTCGCGACAAGTACGACCTCGCCTTCCGCCAGTACCTCGTCGGCGGCAACCAGTCGCTCTCCGAAGAGCAGCGCGGCCTGCTGGCCGAGCGGCGCGATCTGTCGCTCACCGGCGCCTCCGGCGGCTTCACCGTGCCGCAGAGCTTCCAGGCCACGCTCGTGAAAACCATGCGCGCCAGCGGCGCCTTCCTCGAGCCCGGCATGGCCACGATCCTGGACACCGACGCCGGCAACCCCATCCCGGTGCCGCTGGAAGACGACACGGCCGCTGCCGCGGCCATCGTGGCCGAAAACGTCGCGCTGACCGCCTCGACGGACCCGGTGTTCGCGCAGCTGACGCTGGGCGCCTTCACCTACCGCAGCCTGGTGCGCGTGTCGCTCGAGCTCCTCAACGACAGCGCCTTTGACCTGGAGGCCTACATCGCCCGCAAGCTCGGCTTGCGCCTCGGCCGCGGCTTCAACGCCCACGCCACCACCGGCACCAACACGGGCCAGCCGCAGGGCGTTTTCAACGCCACCGTCGGCGCCAGCATCGGCCACGCGGCGGCTGCGGGCAACGTCACCAGCTTCAGCTACGCCAGCCTCGTGGCGCTGGAGCACTCGCTCGATCCGGCCTACCGCTCCGGCGCCCGCTGGATGTTCGCCGACGGCTTCCTGCAAGGCCTGAAGAACCAGCTGGACAGCACCGGCCGCCCCATCTGGATGCCCGACTATGCGGTGTTCGCCCAGGCCGGCCAGGCCTTCCCGGGCCGCGTGCTGGGCCACGAGTACATCGTGAACCAAGACGTGCCGGCCATGGCAGCCAGCGCGCGCAGCGTGGCCTTCGGCGACTTCAGCTACTACATGGTGCGCCGCGTGCGCAACATGATGCTGATCCGCGCCGACCAGCGGTTCATCGACCAGGGCCAGATCGGCTACTACCTGTTCGCGCGCATGGATGGCAAGTACGCCAACCCCACCGCCACCGCGGCGCGCTCGCCCATCCGCCTGGGCCAAAACAGCGCCACCTGACCCCCCGCGCCATCGCGTGCACCAACGCGCCCATCGCGGCGCCGTTGGTGCACGTTGAGGCGCGCTGCGCAGCCAAAGGCCACTCATGAGCATCCAGCCCCACGACAACCTCACCACGCCGCGGGTGGTGAACCACGGCGACGGCACGCACTCCGAGGCGGCTGTGCTGTCTGGCACGCGCGAGTACAGCGTGGCCGACAAGGTGCGCGTCAACATCGGCGCCGCCAGCGTAGCCGCCGCGCTGCCGCCGCTCTCCGAAGTGCGCGAGCTGTACGTGCTCAGCTCGGCGCGCTGCTTCTTCCGCACCGGCGACAGCAACGTCACGGCATCGGCCGCCACCGCGCACCCGCTGCCGGCGGACGAGCGGTTTCACCATCGCATCCCGGCCGGCCACACCCACATCGCGGTCATCCGCGACGCGGCCGACGGGGTGCTTGACGTGGTGCCGGTGGCCTGATGTTCGGCGTAGGCAACACGGGCCGGCTGAGCGTGGGCTCGGCCTCGCGCCGCAGAGCGCCCGGCGCGGTGTTGCCGCCGCTGAGCCTCATCAGCGCCACGGCCGCCGCTGCCTACGGCCCGCGCCGCTTGCGGGCGGACTACACCGGCCCAGCCATGCGGGTGCGGCGCAGCGCGGACGACGCCCAGCTCGACATCCCGCTTGCCACGGCGGTGCAGACTCGCACCAACCTGATGCCCGTGCCGCTGGTTGATAACGGCCCACCCGTTGGCGGCATCACGGTTACGCAGCTCGGCAGCGGTGTGGAGTTTGGGCAGCCGTACATCGACGTGCGCTGGCAGGGCACGGCAACCGCGTCGGGCGCGCTGGTGTTTCGGCAGGGCCCAGGAGGTATCTACAACCCCGCAGTGCACGCGGCGGTAACGCCTGGGTTGGTCTACACGGCATCGCTCGGCTACCGCCTCATTGGTGGCACGGCCCCTACTCAGCAGCTGAGCATTCGGCTGATTCAGCGCGCCGCAAACGCGACCGCAATTTCTTTCGGCACGGTCTACAACCTGCCCGCGCCAACGGCAGCCCTGCGCCGCGCTGTCGCAATGGACGTGATTTTGTCCGGCGTTACTTACGCCCATGCGCAGTTTGGCTACTCGCTCGCCATCAACGACACGGTAGACGTAACGCTGCGCCTGTATGCCAACAATCTGGAGCAGGCGATCGGAAACCTGCGCCCGCTGCTGCAGCGCAACGTGCCTGAGGTTGTGGCCGCGCCCGGCGACTTGGACTTGGAAACGCTCGCCAATTTCGTGGGCGGCGAAAACCTGCTCACGTGGAGCGACGATGTTTCCAACGTGGCCTGGAGCGGGACCGGGCTCAGCTCGCGCACGGCGACGGAGATTGTCGAAGACGCAGCCGCAGCCACTCAGCACCGGCTGTCTCGCTCGATTTCACTGGGCCTTGGTGCTAACACCGTCTCAACGCGCGTGCAACGCGGTTTTGGCACGAGACAGTTTCAGTTTGGCATTTCCGGCACCGGGCTTGTAGCGCGGGCCTACTTCGACCTTGGCACGGGCACCGTGGGCGCCACGGATCAGTGTACCGCCGCGATTGCCGATCTGGGCGGTGGCGAATTCCTGGTGAGCATGACGGCCACTGTCGTGACCGCCGGGGCTCATACCGTGTCTTATGCCATGGCCAACGGCACCACTATCGGCAGCGAGACGTACACCGGCAACGGCACCAGCAGCCTGTTCATCCGCAACACGCAACTGCGGCAGGGCCTGCTCGGCAGGTACAACGCCACCACGAGCACAGCCATTGCACTGACGGCGGTGCATAACGGATTAATCCCGACGTGGTATGACCAGGGGCGCTACTGGCACGCGGTGCCGCGCAACCTGCTGACGCACACAGAGGAGTTAGACAACGCCGCGTGGTCAAAGACTGGCGTCACGGTCACGGCAAACTCCGTTACAGCGCCTGATGGCTCGCTGACCGCTGATGTCTTGGCGGGAACTCCGGGCGCTAGCACGATATTCCTGCAACAAACCCTCACGCGGGCAATAAATCCTGGCGATGCTTTTGCAGGGTCGGTTTGGGTTCGGAACGCCAGTTCAAATATTCAGATGCGAGTGTTCAGAACAGGCCCGTCTACTGCGGAGTCTGCCACCCTTATTGTTCCTCAGTCGTCAAGCTGGCAGCGTCTCGCCATTCCGATAACATTCGCTCTTGCACACACTGGGGTACGGCTGGATTTCGTCGCACAGAATTCCAATCCGGTATCCATTGAGGTATGGGGCGCGCAACTTGAGAACGCAACGCTCTCCGACTACCAGCCCATTCTGACGGGCACGCCCCTTAACGCCACCCA